CGCATCGCCCACGTCAAGCGTATGGAAGTGCGCTTGCAGCGTGCAATCTGAAATCCAGATATTGACGCCGAAGGGGATGCGCCACATCGCCCCGCCGCTCATGTTCCCGTTATTGCAGAGAAAATTTAGGTTTTGCCATGAGAAATTAGCAAGGTTGTTTGCCGCTGTGGGATATGCGCCTCCGGCGAAGATGTCATACGTTCCGGCATCGGCATAGATACATGAAGAGCCCTGGGCATCCCCCACGAAGCGCATCCCATATAGCCGACTCGGGGAACCCATTCCGGCGAGGTTGATCGAGTTGGTGATGCGCCAGTTTCCCGCCGGGAAGTAGACGACCCCGCCACCAGCCGCAGCGCAAGCAGCGATCGCATTGGCAATGGCCGTATTGCAGACGAAAACGCCGTTGCCGATCGCACCGTAGGTAACGATGTTGAAGATACGGCTCGTACCGGCTGCGAAGAGCGCGGCGACAGACTGCGCGGTAACGTTCTCGATGACGCCGCCGCGAGAGATGACGAGCAAGTCGGTGTTCTGTGCCGGGCTCCCCGAGGGATACCCGGCGATAGAGAACGGCGGAACGCCTGCGAGAAGCTGCGTCCACGTCAGGTATTCCGTGAGACCCGTTGCAGGCCGAAAGATCGGGAAGAGGTCCGCACCTTGCGGTGTCGCTCCGGCAGGCAACTCGTTGATCGTAAAATCAGCGCGAGCAGCTTTCTCGGAGCGAAGCTTGGCGTTACGAAGGAAAAACTCGTCAGCAGAAAGCCCCGCGGATGACCGGCGCTTCCGCCGCATCTCCGCGATAGCCATTTGGAGGAGATGCTCGTCATGCACGGGGGAGGCTCCTTACTTCGTCTTGTGGCTGCCGCGATTGCGCTCTGAACGCGGGAGATTACCGATATCGACGTGCGAGCCATCGGAATCGGCGATGCGCTTGGTCATGCCAGAATAGATGCCGTCTTCCGGGCAGCGTCGAGGGTCTTGCTGTACCGGCACGTCGTCTTTGATCGTGTGTCTACGAGGTTCAAATGCCATCGGACACCCTCCCAAACTTGTGGGGCTCTGGAAGTTTCAGAAGCTCTGCGTTCTCTTTTGGCTCCGGCTCCGGTTCGGAAAACTCCGGCTGTTCTGGCTCTTCCGGCGCGCGAACGGGCTCCACGTACGACAAGTTTTTCGTGAAGACGTGATGCCCCAAGCCGCACGTCCCAACGAGAAGCTCGTCGTAGAAAGACCCTCCGCAGGCGGTAAACGTCCCGCAGTTTTGGCAGGTCGCCCCCTGCGCTACGTCAGCCATCGGCATCTTTCGGCAAGATGCGCCCGGTAGCGGGGTCCCGTTTGCGTCCCATTGAGTCCACGATCGGCATAGGCGTAGTCATCGCCTCAACCGGCTCGCGCGTCTCACGCGGTATTTCCATCGAAAGCTTAGAAGAGATGAGCCCCTTGAGCTCGGCAAGCTGCATACGGAAATCTTGCGCCTGCTGCTCGTAATGCTTGCTCAAGCGCGCCATCTCGTCTTCATACTTCTCTTTGAGCTGCTCCGGCGTTTCGATCTGCCCAAAGCTGTCTTTGAGCGGGTCAAACTCCCCGATGCCGTAGATTTTGTACAGCCGGATAGGCTCATCGGCGGTCCCATCGTCATGGAGAACCTGCACTGTCACGTCAGGCGAACGATGTGGCCCCGAAGGCGTCATATTAGGCCGACCGCCCCGCCCGTCGCCACGAGGATAATCATACCGATTAAGGTAGCGCGTCTTCTCGACACGCCAGAACTCACGCAGCTTTTCCTTGGCTTTCTCGTCGATGGCAAACCGGAATTGATCCGGGACGTAGAACGGTCCAAACCACGCCGCAACCTTGTGCATCGGCTGCACGATAGAGCATCCAGGCTGTAATGGGATTATCGTCGCCTTACTACGCGGTCCCCCGACGTTCCACTCGAGAAAGACCGTGCGAGGCCACACCCTCGCAAGCGTGACACGGCACTGCTTTTCAGCCTCGACGATGCCTCGAGCTTGAGCGACAGCGTCATCACGATCAAGGGATTCGAGTGGATCAACAGTCTGCATAACCTGATTCGTTCCTTAGCAGCCCACGCAGCCAACGAGCGCGGGGAGGTAGCCTTTGAAGCCGGTGCCGCCGGCAAGGTTTGCACCGCCAGCCGTCGCCGTGGAACCGCCCGTTGCGGCCACCGCGAAGGTAAGCGAGTTCGCAACCATGCCGGAGAGCGAGATAGTGAAGAAGCTCGCCTCCGTGCTTCCGGAACCGAAGTTCACCTTGAAGAACATCGGGCTCGTAACCGAGAAATTATTGACGGTCACGGTCACGACGCCAGCCGCGTTGGCCGCGGTGAAGAACGCTGAGAAGCTAGGCTGTGCGTTAAGGTAGGCCACAAGCGCCGCCGCCGCGGTCGTCGCCGAGACCGCCTGCGCGGAGGTCAGAGGCGGCGTCGTCCAGGTGGTGGTTTGCGCGGTGCCTGGAGCCGAAGGCACATACGGCGTTTGGATCGTCACCGAGAGCGTATCGCCCGCCGCCGGAGCGCCCGCGATCGTATCGGTCTGCGAAGCTGCTGCTAGCGCTGCCGCGGTAATTGAAGACCCGATACCCGAAGCCGGCAGCGAGGCGTTCCCCGCAAAGGCCGAGATGCCGTTGGGAGCCGAAACCGAACCGCCCTGCAGATATCCCGCCGTACCGCGCGAAGCGATGAGCGGAAGCTTGTCGACGATCGTAACGGCACCCGCGCCGGACTGATCGACGAGAACGCTGGGATGGAAGCCGGAGATAACCGCGTCGATGTACTGCGTGCCGCGCACCAACCCCGCCGTCAAGTTCGCTCCAGACGTGTAATTGGCCGGAGATACAGAACCCCCGAAGCCGACCCAGGTCTCGGACACGATGCCGACGATGGATTGCTGATTCGCGCCGGTGCCAGGAAGCCCAACACCCTTCTGATCGGGATACGGCTGGATATCCTGAGACGAGAACTGCAAGGCAATACCAGGGCTGTACACCGTGCTCGCTACGGCAGGGCGATACTTCCGCGCCCCACGTTCGTAGTCGCGGTACTGTGAGCCAAAATCAGATACCGAAGTTGCGGAACCCATGTCTTAGTACTTACCTCCGGGCGCCTTGCTCCGTCCACCGAAATTCGCGTTCAAAACGCGCCCTTCGTTGGGCGGATATCCCTGTTCGTAGTTGTGCGGCTCCATCGTAGACTTGGCAGCCGTGTAGATATCGCCAAGGCGCTCGTTGACCTCGTTATTGATCTTCTGACCCTTGGCGCTGCCGCTCTTCTCTTTAGACATGGCTCTCCTCGCTCTTATTCTCGACGAATGATCTCGACGACGTGCAAACGGTCGAAGAGGGAATGCTGTAATCCGGCAGCCATGCTCGCGCGCTTGCGAGAGTTACACGGCTTGCAAAGCCCCTGGATGTTGAAAGCGTAATCGCAGCCGCCTCGCGAGAGCGGGACGATGTGATCCTTCGTGAGCTTGCGGTTCTCCCCACATGCAAGGCAGAAGCCCCGCTGCTTTGCAATAATGGCTTCCCACTCAGCCTGCGTGTGCGAACCCTCCGCGCCTTTCTTTCGAGCATTGCGGCGGCTTGCAGCAGCGCGTCCGATTTCATTTGCGCGTTCAGGGTTTGCGAGTCTCCACTGGCGCGTATATTCGAGCATTCGTTCGCTGTGGCGAAAATAGTATGCTCTCCCGTGTTCGCGCCTTCGTTCAGGATTTTTGAGACGCCAACGCCGGACGCGCTCGGGATCGTATTGATCAATCCCCTGGGCTTTGAGGTCATGATATCGCTCAAGAGCCTTAGCGTTTTCAGTGTCCTTGTGCTCTGCATGCCATTGCGCTTGATACTCTCGAACGCACTCTGGGCATCGGCCAACATCGGTTTCTCGTGCGTGTCCTTTTGGACAAACGAGACCATTCTTTTGCCTGAAGTGCTCTCTGCGGCATTCTTGACAAGGCTTCCCGGATTCGCGTCGATGCAGCCCCTTATTGCAGAGCAAGTTTCCGTCGGAGTCGAGAAGGTTTCTATCCTTACGTGGCAGGTACGTACCACGTCGCTTTTCGTTGCGAGCTGGGTTGATCTCGCCTTTTTTGGCGTGATATCGCGCAAGGGCGCGTTGACGGTTGCATTCAGGGCAGTCGCCTCCAGGGGGGCGTTCGTGTCCTTTGCCGCATACGGGCTTGGCTTTGATAGGCATCCGCCAATCATAGCTTTTTCCTCGTAAGCCGTCAAGTTATCAGCCATTAGAGACATTCCTATAAACACCGGTAGCTGACGGCTTTCTCACTTCGTAATTCCCGAGCACGAAAATGTGCCCGGTCTCTACGTCCTGATTGGTCGGCTTGATGAAGCCCTCAAACTCAAAGTCGCGCTTCTCGTGGATGACAAGTCGCTCGTGATCGAGATTGTGGAAGTTCATGGTGTTCGCAGGCTGCCCGGAGTCGTCGACAAGCGGACAACCCTGGAACGCAATGTTGTCGAAGCCCAAACTTGCGATCTGAGAATCGACGAAAATCTCTTGCGGCGTGAGGAGCTGCCAAAACGAAGCGTAGCCGGTCTTGGTCGCAGAGATGAGCTGCACGCGCTCTTCATCGGTTTTACATTGCATCCACAACGTCATCATGGAGGCGCTCGAGAGCGCGGTGAGCGTGCCCGGATCGAAGACCTGCGCCTGCCACCACGGGTTGGCGACACGGTCGATACCCAGATACACTTGCTGACCCGAGGCGTTATTGACGGCTGCTCCAAGACCGTCCCAATCTTTCCCACCATTGCCGGAGCCATTGGCAAAAACCTGAGCGCCGATCTTATCGTAGAGCGCCATATATGCCGACTCCACCTTGTTCTTCACAAGGGAGAGCTGCGCGCGTTTGCCCGAAGCCCGAAGCTTGTCGATCGCAATGATCGTCACCGACGCCTGCGCCTGCTTCCAGGGGAGTTCGTAGGTCGTAAACTCTTCCTGCGCATCGGTCGGCAGAATGTCGGCGCCGCTATAGGTGATCGCCGTCTCATTGGGCTGCGCCAAGATCGGCTGCGAGATAATCGAGCCGCCGGATTCGTGGACGATCCGCTTCTTGGAGCGCAAGATACCGATGAGCGGACGCGCGCCGTAGCGTTGGTCGATGATCGACGTACGAAGCTCACGCTCGACGAAGGCGTTGATTTCTGCTGTTGAAACGAACGGGATCTGGGGGATGACACGCCCTCCTTATGAAGCGAATCGCGGATCTGGGTTAGCCAAATAGCGATCGACGGGATCGTCGAACTGCTTGGCTCTTTGAGCCGCGCCATTGGAGCGCGTGCCGTTGGGGGAAGCCCCCGGGCTTCCTAAGAGTGCGGGAATCTGCGGCTGCGGTGCCGCTGCCGGCTGTTGCTGCTGCGTGCGCGCGAGCTTGAGCGCGTCGTAAATCGACGCCTTGAGTGCAAGCGCATCGAGGAACCAAGGACGATTTTGACCCTGCGGAAAGCCCTGCGCCTGCGCCTGGAAATAGAGCGCGTCGGCGGTGGTCTTCAGATCGGCTTGAAGATGCTGATCGGTCGCGAGCATCGGGTACTTCTCAACGCATTTGGCCCAATCGCTCTGCATGCGCTGCTGATCGCTTTGGCGCTGCTGCTCCGCTCTCCATGACTGAAGCTCTTTGATCTGCTGCGCGAGCACCGGGTCGGGTTGCTGCTGTTGACGCTGCGTGCGCGCCTGCGTCGGCTGCGCGGCGGGTGCGTTCTGATCGAAGAACGCAGAGCACTGCTCGAGGTACTCAGCCTTGGGCGCATTCGAGAGATACTCGTCGATGAAGCCCAGCGTGTTCGGCTCTTTGGTGAGGCGCTCCATGAGCGGCGCCCAATTTTGCTTCGCCTCTTCAGCCGTGCATCGGAAGATGCTCTTGAACGTATCGACTTCGCCCTTCATGGGCTGGAGCTGCGCACGCTCTTGGAGCGCCGCCACAACCTGGGCGCGCGTCCACTCTATGCCTTCCGCGAGGGGGATTTTGTCCTCGGGGGAAAACGTGGGCTTAGGTTCAATGACAGCCTCAGCGACCTTCGGAGCTTCGGTTCCGGGGGTCTCTGCTTTAGGCGTCTCCGTCGTCTTTGCGACGGGCGGCTCAACCTTGGGCTGCTCGGTGGTCGCCTTCGCGGGCGGCGCTTCCGTCTTCGGAGTCACCTCAGCCTGCGGCGTTACCGCCGGAAATTCTTTGGTCTCCGGGTTCTCCTCAATCCACCGATCAATGGGATCGGCGGGAGCGGAAGAAGATGGAGAAACCTCGCCTCGACCATCGTTACCGATGGGAAGCGGGTCAAGCCCCTTGGGAGTCGCTTCGTCTTGTGGATTCATAAGCTACTGCACAACCATGCCTGAGCGGTGCGATAGCAGTGTCGAAACGCTGCAACAGCACCGCTCAACTGCATCTTACCGGCGACCGCGCCGCCCGCCGCGCTTGCCTTTGCGGCCTCCGCGCATGTGATGGCGCTTTTTTCGTCTAGCCATGGTTGTTGGTGCTCTCCTTTCCATCCGTCTTCCGGGAACCGGAGATGACGATGCGGAGAGCGTAGCGCACCGCTTGCGCCGCCCTATCTGTAAAAATACTTCTAAGCGGTTACTGCAACTTTTTTAAGGAGACTCACTACATTCAGGGTTGGCTGGGAAGCAATATAGCTCGTAGTATGACGCAGGTAGTCCCAGAAAAGAAAAGAAGCTCCGGTGTACCCCTACAGCCCAAAGCTCTTTTCACTCTCCCGTGTTTCGCACGGCGAACGGATTTCCTCCGATGTGACGGTGAAAAGCGCCTAGAGGCGTTCCGCACCTATCATGCTTGCGGACCTGTTCGGAGCCGAAAGGCTCCCTTGCCTTCCAAAAAACCGCTGAAAAGCGGGAAGGGAAGGGAAGGCGGGTGGGGAATGTCCCCCTAAGACCCCCTGTCAGTACTACTAAGGAGCCGGGAACGGTATCGGCTTAGTACGAGGCGGTCTTTTCTTATCCTAGGAAGCAAGCGCGCCTCTTATCACATCCCACCGGGAGACCCGGAGAGATCGAGTGAACTCTTCGCCGGAGGCGGAGCTCCCGGAATCGCTGGCGCGGTCGGAGGAGCCTGTGGCGCAGGCGCGGCGACGGCGGCTTTGATCTGATCGACGAGCATCGTGATCGCGGGGGCCAAGCTCGGCACCTGACCGGTAAGCTCGCGCAAAGAGAGAATGGCCGTATCGGCCGCTACTTTCTTCGAGGTTGAGGGATCCCCGGATGAAAGGCCCCCGATGCCCGTAGGAGGCGGCGGAAGCCCCGGCATGCTCGGAGGGGCTCCCATACCCGCACCAAGAGCCGCAGAGGGCGCTCCAGGCATGTTCATGGGCGAAGGACCGGGGCCACCCCCGCCACCCAGAAGAGACGCTAAACCACCACCGTATGCCATTTCACTTCCCCCACGAGCTTAGAAGCTCTTCAGAAAATAGTCTTTTTGCGTCTTCTTCCGTGAAGCACGGTAAAAGCGCGTGCAAGATCGGCTCTATCTCTTCAAAAGAAAGCTCCCGATCAAGCCACGGCTTTATCGCGCTCGAGACGTCTGCTCTAAATGATGATTGCATGCCCTACCTCACCGCGGCGTTTTCGTGTCGCGAAGGGATGTTCGAAGGCGGCGCGTTGCGCGTCTGAACCTTCGGATGATTCTGGGGGCGTGATTGCTCCGGGCCCGGCTTACCGCCAACCTTGGAGGCACGCTTCGCCATGGCTTCCATCGCCTGGTTTGCCGCCTGCTGCTGGAGCATACGCGGAACTTGCGTGCGGTAGCCCTCGATGCGGTTCTTCTCGTGCCACCAAACCATGTCGACGAGCTTTTTATCGTAGAGCTGCATCCACTTATTCCACAGCCCAGCGGGAGATGTGGAGAGCGAAGAGACCGGCTCAATCGCAAACTCGACGGCTCCCTGAAGATCGGTCGCCTGATACGTGCGGAACTTGGTCTCGACGCTAGAGACGGGCTGCACGACGGGCTGCCCTTGCTCGTCGAAAGTCTGCTCGTAGTGAACCTTGTCTTGGCGCTCCCGAATAGGCCGCTGCCCGCGGTCGAACTGCTGGATGAGCTGCACGCGCAGCTTCCCGATGCGCGCGAGCCCGGATTCGAAGTTGCGCACCTTTAGGCGGATCGGCGCAGCCCCGGATTCCTGGAGCTGATCCATCGTCGCGAATGCCGTATTCCCCGCTGGCATATGACCACTCACCGCGTCATTGACGCCGCTCACTTGCCCCATCGCCTTGTCAAGAACCTCGTAAAGTTCGAAGAACTCCTTCGGGATGCCGGGCTTGTCCAAAGGCTGCAATCCGTCCATTTTTTCCATGGGAATCACGAGCCCAGGCTTGTTCTTGATAGAAGCAGCGTTGACACCAGCATTCTTATCGAGCTTATAACTTGGCGATCCAATCTTTTCGAGGATATCGTAAACCTGTGACAAGATACGATTTTCCGCGATGGCGCAATCCTTGAGAGCAATGCACTCGCCCTGACCCCAGAATGCGCCGTTGTCGTAGTCTTTCCACATGGCCCACGGGAAGCCGTCGGTCTGGAACGGATTGCAGATATCCCGGAGAAGCACGCGGTTGCACCCCGCCGTGATGACCAACCGACCATTGGGATACTTGGGACGCCAACACGTTTCCATAACCGGCTGCATTTTCGGCTTATAGAACGGGAACGGGAACGGCTGGCCGTCGATCTCGCTAACCTCAGTACGCATGCCCGCAAGCTCAAGATCATACATACCATCGGGGCCGACGACGGGCTCAAACTGCGGCTGGCCGTTGACGACTTTCTGCTTTTCGTACTCCTCAAGCGTGTCGTCTCGCATCCAATACTCGAGAACCTCGACGATGTCTCCGTCGTCTTCCCGATACGGCGACGTAGCGTTGGTGTACAAAGGAGCGGTGACGTTTCCGTTTATGCTCTGCGCTGTGATGATGCGCTTGCGCTCTCCAGCGGCGTCCCCTTCGCGGATGAAGTCACGATCGGCTTCGCTTCCACTTGCCATGCGGATCGTCCGTACGGCATAGCACGCCTTTGCCTTGTCGGGAAAATTGCGACGAATCCACCCCATCGTTTGCGATTCAGCGTGGATAAGAAACTCGCAATCTTCGATGCACGTTGCCGTCGCGTTCGTGAAGACTTTGTAGGGGGCCACCGGAATGGCGACATGCTTTCCACGTCCTCCATCTGCGTACGGATCGAACAGAACCTTCATGAAGCCCGTGCCCCAGATGAGGCCGAACAGCACGAAGATCGAGTTCTTGCCCTGCATATCGTTGTTATCCCAATCGCGGTCGACGAGCTTGCGCAACAGGTCGGCAGCATCTTCGGAGCCCGGAACTTCGGGCTCAACCGATATACGGGGCTTGTTATCGGTCATGACAGCCTGCTGGAAAGTGACCAGCGCACGTATCTTGTTTACCGATATTTTCGAGCGCCACGTCGGCCATTTATTGGGCCACATATTGGACACGAACAAGTCCCATGCGACATCGAACGTCTCATAAGGATCGCGAGCGCGACGGGCGTCTTCGTACATGCGGGAGCAGAACTGGAGGATTTCAAACTGATCTTGCTCTTCAGGAGTAAGCTCCTCGATCTCCGGGATTTCACGACGCTCCGCCTGATGCTTCTCTTGCTGCGTAGAGAGCCACTCATCGTACTGTAGAAGGCCGGAGTTCCGGCCCATGGCGCTCTGAAGCGGCATGAACTACTTCATCCGGCCAGCGGGCGTTTTCCCAAAGTCGTATCGGCTTGGGCCAGAAATTAGACTCTTAATAGACTTCTCCCCGAAAGGAGTTTCTTTCCCAGCCCAGTCAGTATCCTGAGTCCAGGGCGTCACCTGCTCCAGAAATGGATTTCCGCCGGTCATCAAATTAGTTCCGCCCGGAAGCTTGCTGTAAATTTCAAAGAGACGATTAAACTCAGTCTGAGCCTCGTTTTGCTGAGGAGAAATTTGGCCTTGATTGTCTTCCCTGAAAAGGTTATGCGGGTCTGCCCCCTTGTCGATAGCGCGTTTGAGCGCCGCGAGCACATCCATCCGCTGCTGATGGTATTTCATCTCAGGCGTGATCTGCGTTGATGCTTTACCCGCGAGAAGATCGCCCATAGGGTCCGGCTCCGCAGGCGGGGGCGTCCCAAGCTCAGGTGGAGGAAGCATCTGCGAAGGCGGCTGCGACTTGTACATACGCGATCTCCTACGGTGCCGTGATCGTCTCGATGACGCGGTACACACCAACCGGCGCGTTGGAGTTGGAAGCCGAGGTCGCGTATGCCTGAACGCGCGCGGTCTCCAAGGGGTAGTACGTCGTCGAGGTAGCGAGCTGCACAATATACGTAGGACTCGCACCCCCGGGAATCGTCACGTTCGCTAACGCTGGAAAAGCCGGGGCAGTCACGATCTCCTGAATCTCTGCGATCTGAACCGCGGCGTTCGAGTTCCCCGCAGAGAGCGTCACGGCAGCGGCGAGCGCATTGAACCACCCGGAGTAACTCGTGCCGCTCGTAAGCGCCACAACCCACTGTACGTCGATTGGCTGCTGGGCGAATGTTGGCACGGCCTTATCGTCCCCCTATCGGTCTATACGCAGCTTTTTCAGTAGGGGTCAAGCCGTGACGCGCTGCGATCTCACGGCGCTTTCGGTTCGAGCTCACTTCATGGTTGCTCAAGGGGCGGTAAGCCAACTTCGGCTTACCGTCAGGTCTTGTACCGACTACGGCATCCACCCCCGGTAGACCGATATTCCAGGATGCGCTCCCATCGGCAACTCTCCTCGGATCCCGGGAGTCCTC